TTCCCGGCCCCGGTGAGGCGGGCCTCCTCCTTGACCAGGGTGTTGAAGGCGGCGCGGTCCTTGCGGAGCGCGGTGGCTGCACTGGAGAGGACCTGCGCCCGCTCCTTGAACAGGATTTGAGTGACCTCGGCAGAGCCGAACATATCGGCCATTGTCTGCTCGACCTCGGGGGCCGAGAGAACGTCTCGAATCATGCTCTCGGCCTGCGCTGCCGAGGCGGGCTCATTCTTTGCCAGCACGTCCAAGATTTGCGCATGGGTCGATGGGGTCGGGGCAAGCCTGCCCACGAGAGCCCCATACTCGGGCGGCACCTTGCCGTTGACGATCATGCCAAAGGCGTCATCCGAAAGTTTGGCGAGCCCCACACCATGCTCGGTAACCGCGTTCTTGGGGAGGTTGTCCATCATCTCCGGGCGAGACCGGAGGATTTTCGCAGCATCTACCGCCGTGCCGGAGCCCTGTGAGATGTTGATGTCAGCGGCGAGGACCTTGGCATCCTCGGCGGAAATGCCGTCCGCCTCCCTCCAAATCATCGCATGGAGTACCGGGTCCTGCCCCTCGGCCTTGAGCCGCTTGGCGAGGCCATAGCGTTGGTGCCCGTCCACCACGTAGTTGTTACCGGCGAGGTCCTGCCAGACAATGATGGTGCCGGACTTCTTGCGGTCCCACGTCTTGACCTTCTTGAGGGTCTCGACCACGCCCTCCTCGTCACCGCCTCCCTTGAACTGGAAGCGGGAGGCATCGACCTTGAGGTCTGCCGGGCGGAAATCCTGATAACCACCGGCGAGAGGGGCGGGCTCCGGAGCCTTGGGGGACTGGGCCGGGGTCGCCACCTCGAACCTGGCATCCCTTACGTAGGGGGTGAAGCCGGGGCCGGACAGCATGGAGGGGTTTTCCATGCTGACAGATTTTCCCGGGCGGACCTCGATGCGGCGAGGCCCATCCTTGTGCTGCCATTCCCAGACCTGGTTCCCGTCGGCGTTCAGTCCGACGTATGTGGCACTCGGTGGGACTCCCTTGGCGCGTTCCGGGCCTTCATTTGCCGGAGGCGGGTTCGCGCTGCCTTCCGGTTGTCCCCGCTCTGGCACTTGAGGTAGCGGTTCTGCTTCCGATTGTGCGGGCTCCCGCACCGGGGGCATATCTTGAACGGTTGTTTCACGAGGAAACTCCTCTCCGTATGGCTTGCCCGCGTTGATGTAGTCGTCCACCTGATTGAGTTGCTCGGGGGTGAGGTTGCGCGTTCCCACCACTTCGCCGAACAGGGTCTCTTGTGCGGCTGTGATCTCCTCCGGGGCATGGGCCTCGGAGATGCTTTCAACCGTGGTCTGGTCCGGCACCCTTTCAGGCTTGGGCACATTCTCGACACGCGGGCCGGTGCGAGGCGGTGCCCATGGTGCCATACCCGGTTCCGGGGCCTGCACCAATTGCGCCATCTCGTCGCGGGCCGCCCGGCCATGGATGTAGCCGAACGGGACCCCCATGGCTGCACCCACCCCGGCGTCAAGGAGGACCGAATCCCAATCAATCTCGTCCCGGATGTCGGCCCCCAATTCACCGGCCTGCACACTGGCATTGAGAAGCGCGTTCATGGCCGCGTTGGAGACGCCATAGTCGAGCATCTTGGAGATAACCGGCGAGCCCATGCGCCACGCGGTCGTGCCAATCTTGGCCTCGGGCACAATGACCGTGGGGTCGATGGAGCCCGCGAAGCCACCCACCACGGCAGCGGCGTTCTCCAACACCCCCTCGGCAGCGGGCATGTTCTCGAACCGGAACGTGTCCTCGGCCCGGGCCGTCCGCGCCATCTCGGACTCCCCGGCGGACTGGAACATTTCCATCTCCGTCCGCTTGGCGGCCATGGTGTCGCCCTGCCCCTCGGCCTGCATCTTGGCGAGTTCGGCCTGCTTTTCCTCGGCATTGAGGCGCTGGAGGCGCATCTCCATCAGGTCGCCGAGGGCAAAGAACCCATGGTTCACCTGATAGTTGAAATGCTCTTTGGTCCGCTCCCAGAGGGAGGGCCTGCTGGGCTCGATGAATGTGGCCGGAGCGCTATCATCCGGGCCGGAGAACACGGGGCCGGGCGGCGGCTTGACCTCCGCCATCTCTGGCTTGTAGGCCCGCGCCTTGCGAGCGGCCTCGGCATCATCCTCCGGGGACCACGGACCCTCGACCATCACACCCGGCATCTTTGCCATATCTTACTCCTGCGGAAGCCACTCGGCGGCGGCCCCCTGTCCATAAAGCCTATCGAATTGAGCCGCCATACTCGGATTTTTGAGAAGGGTGGTCACGTCCTTTTGGGAAGGCCAAGGCTTCCCATCCCGGGCGGTGGGGCGCTTGCGCTCCGGCTTGCCCTGTTGCTCCCGGGCGTTTTGGCCCCGCCCGGCCCCGTTTCCGGGGGCAGCGCTGGCTTTCTGGGGTTGCCCGGCAGGTTCGGGCCTGCCACCGCTGTTGCCAGTCTGGGGGCTTCCTGCGGGCTTGGGAGGGGGGGAGCGGCTCGGACCCCTCAAATCCCCACCCATGGCCTTGTCTGCCGTGGCGGCCTCGTTGGCTTGGTCGAGGCCCTCGGTGTCGCTGGAGGTGACCCTCTGGCCGGAGGCAATCTTCTTGAACACCCGGGAGGCGAGGTCCCCAATCTCCTTGTCCCTCACCGATTCCGCGATGGCGAAGGCGAGAACTTGGTCCGCATAGGGACCATACGCGGCCTCGATCTGGTCAACCGTGTTGCGGATTTCCTCCTCGGCCTGCCGGTGGATGGCGCGGATTGAGGCCTTGCGAGCGGCTTTGTCTGCCCCAGCGGAGCCGGTGGCGGCCACGATTTGCGCGTCCGTCATGTCGATCACCCTCTCAATCGGGGCGATGATCTGCCGGGCCTCGGCTCGGGTGACGGGTTGGCGCATGGCTTTGGGGATGCCCACCTGCTCTTGCGCTGCCAGCCGGGCGCGGGCGAGGGCCTGCACCGTCTGGGGCTGGGCCGGGTCCAGTCCCTTCTTGGCCTCGTTGACCAGCGCCGACTCCTCTACGGATTTGGCAGGGTCCTTGAGGCGCAGGTCCAGAAGGCTCTTGGCCCGGCGCTCGGCAGCGTCATAGGTTTTCTGGGCGTCCTTGAAATTGGCAGCCCCGGCTTGTGGCTCCAGACTGGAGAGGTGGTCCTCAATCTGGTCGTTGGTCATGGTGTCCATGGCCGAAACGGCGGCGAAAGTGTTGGCCGCGCTTTGTCGGTCCTCCAGCCATTTGACGGCATCGTCCTCCCCGAGGACGGCGGCCACCTGTGAGGGGTCAATGTCGCTCGGCTTGCCGGTGTTGGCAATCTGGGAGATGTCATCCTCCAAGAGGCTCTTGGTCTGGTACTTCTGGAGGGCGTCGGCTTCCCTCTCGGCCTTGGCGCGGGAGGCATACTCTGCCTCGGCCATGGTCGAGAACCTCACCCGGTCCTCGGGGTCCAGCATCTCATAGTAGGCTGGGGCCGGGGCGTCCTGTGTCGAGAAGTTCTTGGTCTGGAGGGCGATGACCTCGGCCACCGTGCGAGGGCGGAGAGTTTCTCCCTTGCCCGCAAAAAAGATGGTGGGGTTGGCCTTGGCTGCTTCCGGGAAAAGCTGTGCTGCATCCGCGCCCGGGGAGGCCTTATACATATCGACCGCCCCTTGCGCCCCCATGAAATGCGCCATGTAGAGAGAGGCCTCGGAGACCGGAACTCCCTTGCTCTGGAGGAAAGCCGCGTTGTCGGCGGTAAGTGCCCGGATGGCTCGCTCCTGCTGGTCGGCGCTGACGCGGCCCTCCTTGGTCAATCCAAGCTCCGGGTGATTCCGTCTTACGAGGTCCCATGTCCCGGCGGTGAACTGGTAGCGGCCGAGCGCCGAGGAGGTGTCGGGGCTGGCGTAGTCGTTGCCGCTGCTCTCTTTCCCCCGGAGCTTGCGGTAATAGACCTCGCCCGCGGCTCCGCCCTGAATGTTGCGGTAGGCATTGCCCGGGTCTGCGAGGATGTCCTCCTGCACCTTGGCCGTGGCGAACCTCTTGGAGAATGAGCGGCGCTGCTCGACCGCCTGCTCGGGCGTCATAACCCCGGCCATGACAAGGTTGTCGATGTCAGCCCGGGCGCGGATGAACAAGCGGTTCACCTCGTCTTGAGGGAGGCCGGGCTTGGCTGCAAGGATGAGGGTGTCCTCGATGGCCTGCAAGCCCCGGGCTCGCTGCTCTCCCATGCGATAGTCCCGGACCTTGCCGCGCAAGCCGACCGAGCCCCGCGTGATGTCCTCGTCCGCCTCGAACTCGAACCGGAGCCGGAGGTTGGGGTCTGAAATCAGCGCAGCCGAGGCCGCTTTGTGCTTGGTCAGGTTCTTGGTGTATTGGCCTTCCCACTTGTCGAGACGTGGGTTGACCTCCGGGCGGTAGCCGTCCTCCTCGTTGATGCGGCGCTTTGCAAAGTCCGCCTTGGCGGCAGCATATTCGAGGGCCTGCCCCTCGTTCCGCTGTTGCTTGGCAATGCGCAGGTTCAACTCCTCGCTTGCCTCTGCCTCCCGGGCGATGGTCTCGCCAAGGCGACCGGCAGCCTCCCCCACAAAATCCTTGGGGGTGCGCGGCACGTTGGGGGTGGTGGCCCTGTTGCGCGGGGCGTCTGTCCAGTCCGGCATCCTCGGCATGGGATGGCTCCTTAGTAGCTATATTCGAGGGAGGTCCGCTTCTTGCGGGCGAGGCTGCTGTAGATTGTGCTTCCGGCATCGAGGAATGTGCCGAACAACTTGCTCTTGCCCTCACCCCTGACCGTGTTGGCCTCGGTGTAGAGGTCAGACCTGTTGACCATGCCGTTGTACATATCGAGCATGGCGGCGTTGTCGCCTTCCGTCTTGGTCTTGCCCATGACGGCGAGGACGCTGGGGTCCGTGGCTCCGGCCCCGGAGGCTCCGGCAATTGCGTTCTGCCGGGACACGAGCAACTGTGTCTCCCGGCGCTTGCGCTCGGCCTCCCTCTGAGAGACCGCCAATTCGCGCTCGCCCTTGGCCTTCAAAGCCTTGGAGGTGTCTTTCCCCTGCTTGTAGGCAGAGAGGCCGCCATAGACGGTTGACCCGACCGAGAGCGCGGTGCCGATGGTGCCAGCGTTTGCGGCGAGGTACGAGCCTGCCGTGGTGGCGGCACTCATCACCTGCGAGCCGATGGTGCCGAGAACTGCTAGGACTTCTGCCATTTGAGAACCCTCTCTCCTTGGATGGTTTCCCCTGTATCAATAAACCCGAGGTGCGCCAACAGGCGCGGTGCCGTTGGCTCCTCTTTGTCCTCGACCGTGTAGAGTTCACCATTGGCCTGCATGGAAGCCTCAATGAGCATCTTGGCGGTCTTGACCATGAACACCGGGAACTTGCGGAACTCGTCTGTGATTCCCATGCTGAGATAGGGCCTGCCCCCATCCCCCCAGACAATCGAACCGGAGCCGATGTCTCGCCCCTCATGGACAATCACAACGCCGACAAACTTGGGCACAATGAACCGGCTCTCCTTCACCATATCAGACCGGCGCATGGGGCGGAGGCTAGGCATTTTCATGGGCCTCGATTGACAAACCAATCCCGAGGACCGTGGCCGGGAGAGGGGCGCGGAACTTGATGCAAAGCCGGGCGTCCGGGCTCCACTCTCCCGGGAGAGCGAAGGCGTCATAATCATAGTCCCGGTCGGTGTCGAGCATGGCCGCGCCGAGGTCCTGCATCTCAAGCGATTGGCTGATAGGGTCCATGTAGTCGGTGAACGAGGTGCCGAACAGGGCGGCCTTGTTGTGGGTGGCGTAGAGGATGGGCGCGACCATCCCGATAGTCTTTCGCTGGGACATCGCGGTCCCGGTCTGGGCTGCATAGGCCAGCTTGGTTGACTTCCACCGGCCCTCATACGGCAGCCCCACAATCACAGTGCCGGTCACCGCTTCCGGCAGGGTGATTGCCCCGCTGGTCACGGTGAAGGTGGCCGGGTCTTGGTTTGCGTCCAGCAACGGCTCGCCCGCCGCCCAGACCACTACGTCCTTGCCCTCCAGATGGTCGAGGCCGGTGACGGTTGCCGAGGCCGTGACCGTTTGATGCTTGAAGGAGTCGGCCATGTAGTTGTTGACCCCGCCCACGGCGTCGGTGTCATAGGTGAGGCGCTCCCGGTAGCGCTTGGTCACGCCGTCAATGGTGCGGTTGATGATGAAATAAACGTCATCCCCGTCCGTGTTCGGGAGGACCATCACGTCCTCGACAAGGCCGTCCGTCTCGAAGGTGGTCCATGCAATCACGTCCTCGGTCTTTTCGTAGGTGAGGCAGACCACCGAGCCGTCATCCATGACATTCCAAATCCGGGTGTCCGGGATGCGCTGCACCGCGCAAATGGCAACTCCCGCGTTGAGGATAGTCGGGTTGAAACGGCTGATTTCCTGAGACACGTAGTCATTGGCCTCGACCGAGTAGGACAGGACATAGGCCCGCTTTCTGGAGCGCTGCACAAAATAACCCTCCCGGTCAATCTTGACGGCTTGCAGGTCCGCCGAGCCGTAGGTCGAGGCGTCCTTGATGGAGAAGTTGGTCGGGCTCATTGGTTCATCGAAGCTGGAGGAGCGGGCCACGCTTTCCGCGCCGGAGGTCCCGATAATCAGCCGGGCGAGGCCGAGCATCCATTGCACCTTGTTCACCGGGCCGGTGGCAATGGACCGGATGATGGGCGCGGAGTCTCCCTCCTCGTCCACATCGTAGTTGGTGAAATCGTCCACATAGGACCCGGCAACTTGGTCTCTGGAGCCCCACCAAAGGCGGCTCTCAAACAGGGCTACTGAGTCGGGCCAGCCCCGATAATCCGAGAACTTGCCCTCCTCCCAATTTTCGGTTGCGCCGGTCGAGTGTAGGCGCTCCACAACTTCATAGGTGACCGAGGTGGCGGATGAATAGCCGGTGATGCGAACGACGCCAGTACCGCCGCCGCCCGGCTGGGATAGAGCGATGTTTGCGGTGCCGGAGGTGTAGTCACCAGACTGAAAACCGACTCGCGCAAGCAGGGTTATGTTGTCCGCGCCATAGTAGCGATTGAATGGCGCATCGTTGGCGGTGTAGGTGGCATAGTTTTGCCAAGTGTCCCCTTCATCGTAGGAGACCTGTTCCGACCATGTGCCGACCCACGTACCTGTTACGGCAATGGTGCATTGCCGCGTTGTCCCTTGATACACCCCCGAGATTCTCACGGGGTCGGTGTAAACGTCATTACCGGCGAGAGAGACATCCGCCGTGGTCTGTGAATGAGTCAGCTTGAAAAGAGCGCCGACATGACCGGGGACAAAGAAGGGAGCCGAGGCGCTGAGGGTGCCATTGCCGAGGCGGGCCGAGGGGGTGAGTGTGATGTTGGCAGTTTTGCCACGCCATGGTCCGTTGGTGAACTTATACTTCACAAGGGACCATGAAGTAGGGTTGCCTCGGCGCTCAATGCGGTAAGGGGTGCTTGAGCCATCTGCCACAAAGATAACGTCACCGGATTGCTCGTAGCGGATGGCCGGGAGGTCAGCGGCACCCCATGGCGTCGTGAGGGTGAGGGTGCCAGCCGCTTCAATCTCGATACTGTCAACCGACACGATGGTCTCGGACTTGGCTGAAAGTTGAATGTAGCAGGTCCCGGTGTTTGGGGTGAAGGCGAGGGAGTGGACGCCCTCGGCATACTCGGCCTCGGCGAGGATTTCCTGCCCCCCGGACGTGGAGCCGAGACGGAACCTGACAGTGCCAGCCGAGACGGTGAGGCGGATGGCGTGTTCCTTGGGCTGGTCTCCTGCCGAGACGGAAAAGGACCGCTCGCACTTTGCCGTGCCGCCCCGGGCCGGGGTCTGGAGGACAAGCGCTCCGGCCACGGTCGAATTGATGTTGGCGACCCCGCTGCCGGTGGTGGTCAGGGTCCAGCCGGTGCCGGAGGAGAAGTTCCCGTTGGTGATGGTGGTGGACACGGCCACCCGGGAGACCTCGGCGTCATCGACCAGAACCCGGAGGGACAGGTCCGCAAGTTCGATGATGGCCGTGTCATCGACCGAGAAGATGAAGGGGATTTGCCGGGCCACGGCATTGCCATTGGTGGAGCCGAGATACTCGGTCCCTTGCCGGAACTGGAGCGGGCCGATCACCCGGGGGAAGCAGTTGTGGAACTCCTCGGCCGTGAGCCTCATGCGCTGGAGGTCGGTGCGAGCGAGAGCCAGAGGCGACACAAGGCCGCCGTTCAGTGCAAAGAGGAAGGTGCGTTCCCGGGCCATTATCGCGTCCTGTACTGCCCGGCCCACTTGCCGTTGCTGCCACCCATGGCGAAGCGGGCGGCGTTCCAGCGCCCTTGCGGAAGCGATTGGGCGGGCTCGCGGAGGGCCTCGAACTGCTGGGCCTCGGAGAGGAAGCCCTTGGCCTTCTTTTCCAAGTCATCCTTGAGGCCGTCCGAGGACCCGGCAACCTTGCTGCACGAGCGAGCCGCGAGTTCAAAGTAGAATGCCTTGATGTAGCGCTCGGTGAATCGGGTGAGGTCATAGCCATAGCCGGAGACCGAGTTCGAGACATACCGGACATAAAGCGGCCCGGCATCTGCAAACCAGAGATTGCTCTCCTCGATGTACTGCGAAAGGATTGGCTCCAGCCGCTCATTGAGCGAGATGGCAAAGGTCCTCACCCAATCGGTAGGCTTGTTGAATGCCATGCTGTAGCCAAAGGCGGGGGTGATGGTCGCGTCCTGTGTGATCTCCACCGTTCGCATGGCGAAGTTCCAGAAGCCTTGCTCCAGCATGTAAGCCAGAACCCGGGGATAGTGGACATCCAGAACCCGGCGGCTCTCCCGGGCCTCGGTCAAAGACACAAGCGGGGAGGCCTTCAATTCGAGGAGGGCCAGATTGTAGAGGTCGAGTTTGGTGACTGCCATCTGGCCCTCCCGGTTGTCTTAGGCGGCCTTGCGGGCCTTGGTTTCGAGTTCGGCCATGTGGTTGTAGGCCTCGGCCTTGGTGGCAAGGCCGTCCTTCACCACGGCTCCGGTAGCCTTGAGGACCACGCGGAAGCCGGTCGCGCCGGTCGTCACCTTGTAGAGGTCAGAAATCTCGGTCACCTCGGCGGCGTTGGCGCGTTCCCATGACGTGAGCGAGATGGCCTTTGCCATGCCGTCAATCACGCGGGGGATGAGCAACTCGCCACCGAACGAGTAGTCCTCGGCGATGTAGCGTACAATCGTGTTCGGGCGAATCCGCTTCATGCTGTGGGTGAAGTAGTTCGGGTCATTGAGGACCTGATCATGGGTGTGGCCCATGGGGATGATGGCCTCGTCCCGGGCGATGCGCTCGCCGTCGCGGAAATAGAGCCGCTGGGGGTGAGTGATGCGCTTGACGCTTTCCGGCTGCTTGGTTTCGGCTTTCGCCATTGTGTCGTTCTCCTATGCAAAAGGGCGGGGCAGACCCCCGCCCTCTGCGGACGATAACAGAAAACCGCCCCGAGCGGCAATTAGTCGCTGTCGGCCCCGGCAAGTCCCATGCCATCGGCGATGTCCACGCCTGAGGGGCTCGCCGCGTTGACCAGGGAGACCGAGAGGATCATGGGCGAGGCATCGTTGTCCACGATGAAAATGATGTCGCCTGCCCTCATGCCGAGGTCGTAGCCGTTGGAAAAATAGCCCGAGACCCGGACAACAGCAAATGTGTCGGTTGAGGAGTAATACCAGATGCGACCGGCCTGACCGTTGTTGATGGGACCGCAGAGGAGGATAGGAGGGTTGGAAGTTGAGTAAGCCATGGGCGGCTCCTGAAAGTTTGAAGGGGTGAAGGGGTGAAGCGGTGAAGCGGGAAAGGGGAGGGCGAACCCTCCCCCCGGTGATTAGGTTGCCACGAAGGCCGAGCCGTCGTGGAGCATACGGACAACGCCGGTGTTCTGAAGCAGCTTGGCACCATGGAACAGGGAGCAGCGAGCCCACGAGTAGTCCTGCTCGCCGTCGTAGCCAATCTGGCTATCAATGCCAGCGGAGTTGACGGCATGGCCGATGGCCGAGCGGTGGTACATGTAGCAGAGTTCGGCATTGGTGCCCGCGCCGCTGATCTGCGAGGACATAATCCACTTGACGCCCTTCCACTCATACCAGCCTTGGCCGGGGGCCTTCTCGTTGTTCGCGTTCTGGCCGGGGTAGTTCACGAACGGCTTGACGTTCACGTAGTCAGCCGAGGCGAAACCGGCAAGCTGGGACAGGTACTCCATGAAGGCGGCGGTGACCACGGCGAAGATGTTGCCGTCCCACGGCACACCGTTGTTGATCAACTGCGCGATGGCCTTGGAGACAATCGCGCCGCTGGAGGCGGCGGCGGTGGCGGTGGCCCCGGTGTCGAGGGTGCCGCTGGCGAGTTCGGCAAGGATGGCCGCGTCCATGTCGTTGTTGATGACGGACATGGTGTTCATCTGCATGATGGCCCGCTGGTCGGCCTGTGACTGGAAGATGTTGAAACCAGTCATGCGGCGCAGGTCATGCTTTTCAGCAAGGGTCGCGGTGACCTGCGTGTTGTCGTTGTCAGAGGCAGGGATGAGGCCGTTCACGCCACGGGTGGAAGCCGTGCCGGAGGTGTTGGCAACGAGGAACGTGGCCTGATTGCCCTTGACCTGCATCTCCTTGGTGGTCGTGTCCTTGAGGAGGGACTGACGCTTCTGGAAGCCAAGCACGAACTCTTGGCGATATTGGATTTGGGGCGCTGCACCGGGCATAGGAATGCTCCATTGGTCAAACGAGAATGGGGGAAGGGTTTATGCTTCCGTCTCGGGTGGCCTTCTGGAGGGACCGGGAGGGCCTTGCGGGGCCGGTCACTGTCCAGCGAGGGGCGGGACTTTCAGCGGGTCTCGGGGTCGGGGCCGTCGCCGGGGTAGCCGACCAATGTGAGCGCGTGAATACCACGGTCTCGCAATGATGACAAGACCTCATTGAAATGATGCGTCCGCCGCTGGACTATGAGGGTTTCCCTCAAGACAATCAGCCACATCGCCAAGGGCATGTTGCCCCGGCAGCAATTGCATTGCTTGCAGGCCGAGACAATGTTGCGCTGTGAATTGGTGCCGCCCCGGCTCTTGGGAGTGAGGTGTTCGGCGGTCGAGGGGGCGAGGAAAATGCCCTTGTCCGCCATCTCCCGGCGGGTGGGGACGCCGCACCAAAAGCAGCGCCCCCCTTGTTTCTCGTATGCCTTGAGCCGGGCTATCCTGTGCCGGTTCACTGACGGGATTGCCGGGCCTCACGCTTGGCAAGAAGGCCTTGGTATTCCTCGGCCACGGCATTCGTGTAGTCGGCGCTCTGGTTGGAAATCATCTTCTCAATCTCGGCGATGCGGGCGTCCACACCCTTTGCATCCCCGCCACCGTTGTAGATGATGTCGCTTCCTTCCATCCGGGCCATCTCGTTAATCAACTTGCTGATAGCCGGGTTGTCCCCCAGCTTCCGCCCGTTGGGCATCCGGGCCTCGACAAAGGCGGTCGCCTCCTCGGCGCTCCCGAGTTTCTGGGTCAGGAAATTCCAGTTGGCCTGAATGTTGGTCCGGTAGTCCGCCCCCCAATCCGCCCGGAGGGTGTCCTCGGCCCGGTCGCCATACTCGGCATCAGCCTTGGCCTGCTCCTCCATCTGCTTCTGGGAGACGGCAGTGATTCCCTTCACCACGGCATCGGCTTGCTGCTTGGACAGGTTGGCGCTGTGAAACGTCTGCTGGAACTCCCCGAGCGCGGCCTTGGTCTGGGGGTCCGCCTTGGCAAAGTCGAAGCCCTCCACCACGTCAAAGGTATATTCCGCTGCCGTCTTGGGGAGGCCTTGCTCCTCTCGCCATGCCGCCAAGGCGGCCTCGTCCTTGGTGTCCGGGGGCGGGGTCACTCTGCGATATTCGCCGGAGCGGATGCGTTGCTGTGCCGCGAGCAATGCCTTGGAGACCTCGCCCGGGTTCTGATAACGCTCAAGCTGCTTTGCCAGCTTCTCATCACCCCCGGCCATATCGAGCCGCCAATTCTCGGGCCACGAGGAGGAGCCCTTCTCGCCCGGGTCTGGCAGGCCGACATCCTTGTAGATGGACCCGGCAGGCTTGCTGCCGTCATCCGGCTTCTGGCTTTGCTGGCTTTGATCTTTCGGCGGGCTTTGGGTTCCGCCGGATGCGGGCGGCTGGAGGTTCTGGTTTGTCGCTTGTTCGTCGGCTGCCATCGGTTTCTCCTTGTGGCTGGGGCTTGAGAGGGCGGGTCATGGCCTCCAAGATGCGTTGCCCCACGAACCTCTTGCCCTCTGCAAAGGTTGTGGCTCTATCTGCATCTTGGCCGCCGGGGCGGAAACTCAGGTCATACGTGCCCGAGAATTTCTGAATGATGGTGGTGAGCGCCATCTGTTGCTGGGAGCCATTGGCATTCCCGGCAGCGAGGTTCTTGAGAGCCATGACCTCGGCGTCGGTGATCTCCGGCGGCTCCCATGGGTGGAATGGGGGCTTGTAGCGGTTGCTCATGCGGCGGCCTGCATCTGTCCTTTCGGCTGCATCTTGGCCTCAATCTCGGCTGCACCTGCAACCTCCTGTGCCGCGCCTGCCAAGGTCTGCTCCTCCTCGGCCTTTGCCATGGCCTCCTCGGCTTCATCCTCGTCAAGCAACCACGAGGGCGGGGCAACGCCGGAGATGGCGTCCCGGTATGCCTTCTTGCCGTTGAATTGCGCCATGACGGTCGGGTCGGTGGCCGCTGCAATCTGGTTGACCTCGGCAGTCGCCTTGTAGGCCAGCGAGAGGGCCTGCTTGCGGGCGTCCTCGTAGGGGTTGTCGTAGGTAAAGTCGATGTCCTGCCCGGCCAGTTCCTCGGGCATGGCCTTGGGGTCGCCCCAGAGGCCGAGACGCTGGGACACGGCGAAAGCGATGTCGAGGTGGTTGCCGTTCCGCTCGGCCTCGGCGGGCTCCATGATGGGCTGGACCGCCCGGAGGAACTCCTCGTGAAGCCGGTTGGCCTCGTATGCCGTCTTGTCATAGGTCTGGGGCATAAGCAGCTTGTTCAAGTACCACGCTGCATTGAGGTTGTTGCGGATGCCTTCCCGCAGGACCTCGCCGAATTGGGGAGAGGTGCCGAGTTCGAGAGCGCGGATGGCGTCGCCGGTGCGCTCGTCATAGTTCTTGTCCACCCACGTCACTTGTGCGGCGGCGATGTTCACACCTCCCACCACCGCGCCATGGGTTGCCACCATCGGGGGCTCGACCGCCTTCTCGCCTGCCTCAATGACGCTCCACGTCATGACCTGCAAGGTGCGGGAGTCCGGCAGGGAACAGATGACGCAAGGCGAGATGGCGTAGGGCGATTCGTTCAAGAGAGACCAGCGGTCAACGAAGTAGTTGAACTCGGGGACCAGCTTGCGGCTCATAAGACATTGGTGGTCGATGTCGTAGTACAGCGAGACCCACTCCAGCTTGGCCTTTTTCTCCGGCTGGTAACTGAGGAGGGGCATCTGCACATGGACACAGTTGACCTTGCGCAGTGGTTCCTTGGTCGCCACCTCGGCAAGTTTCGGGTCAATCTTCCAGCCCCGGCGCTTCTCCTGCGCCATGAGTTCCCGAATGGTGGGGCGGAACTTGCGGAACACGGTGTCCACCTCGCCCTCGTAGTTCTGGAGCCATGCGCAATCCCGGAGGTGCCATGTGCGGAACAGGAGGCCGGAGCGGTCAGGCCGCTCCTCGACCGTGCCAACCGCATTGCCGAAGGTGGCGAAGTCGTGGTCCGCCTCTACCATGGCCCGGGTGTAGCCCGAGCCCCGGTTGTAGAGGAGAGCCCGGAGCATATCGCGCTTTTCGTCCAGATAGGCGAGGACCTTGGGGCGCTTGCGGAGTTTCACGTTGGCCGGGGCCATCGAAAACCAGTCACGGCCACGAGGCCGGAGGGCAGAGTTCAAGAAGTTGCCGAACTCCCGGCGAAACAGGACCGGCTCGGATGAGTAGAGTTGGGAGGTTGCCTCCTCCCCGAGGTCGAGGGGGCGGGTGAATGAGGCTCGCTCTGGGTAGTGGTTATCCGCCACGGTCTGCCAGAAGCGGTCAAGGTTTCCCTTGCGAGAGAAGGCCTCCCCCATTGTAAGGAGGACGCCTTGGTCACGAGTGTCGAGCGCCATGGTCGCCCCCCCTTGGTTCGAGTTACGAGGTGCCGCCGAGGTTCAGGCCGCCATAAGCGCCACCTGCCCCGGAGTAGATGGTTCCTTCCCGCCCGCGTCCCTTGCGCTCGTTCATCTTGCGGCTCATCGCCAGCTTGGAAGCGGTCGAGCCGGGGTCCGGCATGACGGGAATGTCAATCTTGGGGGCCTTGGGCAGGATTTTGCCGATAAGTCCCGTGATGGCTTTCATCACTTTTGCCATGGTCATCTCCTTCTTGGGTTCCGCCCGGATGTGGTGGCGGTTTGTTGCAACGCGCCGGTGTTACCAAATCTCCCGGCCTTTGTCTCCCCCCGGGCAAAGGCTGCCATGATGAGGGCGTCCAGCTTGTCCGGCGAGCGGCCCAGCCGGTCGATGACATCCTCCTTGGGTTCAATCTTGATCTTCTGCCCCGGGATGTAGCGCACGGTGAGGAGTTCCTGTCGGAGGTCAGGGTCCGGGGGGAGGGCGATGTTGTGGCCGCCACTCGGGTCCAGCAACTCCCGGAGGTGCCAATGGGCGGCGGCCCGGATATTCAGGAACTTGAGCATCCCACTCTTGTCCACCCTCGCCTCTGCCGAGGCCGAGCCATTGAACTCCTCGACCGGCACAAGGCTCTTGAGGTGGTCGCGGGTCGAGATGCCGTAGCCTCCCCCCATGTCGATGGAAACCGAGGCCGGGTCTCGGCGGATGGCAATGACCTTGGAGGCCAGCGTCGGGCCATCCGGCACCTCTCGCCCGGGGTAGGTCTGGATGAGGTCAAACCAGTTGCCATGTCGAGGGCAAATGGCCGCCTTGTCCTCGCCCCCTTGGGCAACGTCCACACCCACGGCATTCATGGGGCCGTCCCGTCCGCTCGGGTTCCAGCGATTCATGGCGAGGTCCACCCACTCGGAGGGGAAGCACTGGAATTGCGCGTCCTCCATTTGAGCCCGGAACTCACCCAGCTTGAGGGACCTGCGCAACTCCTCGGGCAGACCGGACAGGCGGGCGGCGTAGTCCGTCTCGGCGAGGTCCGGGTTGTCCTTGAGTTCTGCCGGGATGAAGGTGCGGGACTTGGGCAGAATCGTCTCGCCGCGCTCGTCTTTCAGGACCACGCCGTCAATCGTCACCGGCCCGGGGCCATCGACCTCGGTGTCCTTGCCGTTGATTGTGGTGAACCACCGCAACTCGCCGGGCAAGGCCGGGTTGGGGTGTTCCGGGTCCAGCCATGGAGCCCAATACTCGATAACCCACATCCCCTCCGGGGTGGTCGGCGGGTTGCCGGTGCAGATGACGCGGGAGCGCTGCTTGGGGAAGGCCGAGCGGTTCCATGCGATGAGGGTTGTGTAAAGCTGCCGGGTGAAGTTGGTGATCTCGTCAAAGCCAAAGAAATCCTGCGCCGAGCCTTGGTACTTTTTCCAGTCCTTCTCAAACTGGCAGCCGGAGAAATTGATAATCTGGCTCTTGGTCCGGTACATGGCCGGGGCATTCCGCTTGAGCCCAGCCTGCCCGACAATCTCCTCCATGCGCTGAATGAGGCCCTGCACCTCGCCATTGAGGCGGCGCATGATTCGGGCGCGGCGGTGGTTGTTCAAGGCCGTGCCGAGGAGGAGGTCAGTCTTGCCGCCTCCGGCCTCTCCCCCATAGAACACCTCGTCGGCCGGGCTGAAATAGGCGTCGGTCTGGGGGCCGGGGTTGGGGAGCCACTTGAGCCCGTTGGTGGCGGCCTTGAGTTCCGCCTCGATCTTGCGCCGCTGCCGTGGTGGGAGGGCTTCAATCTCCCGGGCCACAGTTGAGAGGTCGGTCATGGTATCTTCATCCACTCAAGAAAGGCCCGCGGGAAGTCGGGCTCCTTACCGTGCATTGCCGCCCGGGCCACGTCCATCGCCGTTGCGGTGAGGAGAGCGCCGGGCCGGACCCCCTCGGTCCTGCACTTATTGCAAGCATGGTCCCCGGTGAACAGATAGATGGGGATTTCCTTGGTGCCTTTCTCCGGGATTGCCATGCGCTGTTGCCATGCGGCGGGCTCGCCACACTTGAAGCAGACCGGCGGAGGAATCGGCGCGGGTCTCAGCATGTGGCCGCTCCACACAACACCGTGGCGAACAGGAGATAGAGCCCGGACGCCATGGCGAGATAGATCAGGAGGATGAGGGCAATGAGCAAGGTCTGGTGTTGCGGGTCGTTCATGGTGTCCCCCTTGTGAAAGCGGCCCCCCGAAGGGAGCCGCCTGTGTTTACCAGATGGTCTCAGGCCTGTCCCGCGGGGTCTCCGCCCATCTTTTCGGGCGGCGGGTCAATGTCGGGCTGGTCCCGAGGTTCGGGCGCTGCCGGGGCGGGCTCGCGCTCACCCTGCACGGCGCTGCCGATGGCCTTGGCGTTCTCGGCTTCCTTGGCGGCGGCCTCGTCTCGCGCCTTGTGTTCGGCGTTGAGATGATCGAGGGCGGCGTCGAGCGGGTCATCACCGTTGTTCTCGGCCTTGCGATAGGCCCGGACCCCATCGGAATTGAGCCCGATGACCGTGACCTTGTAAGAGCCATCAGTCGCCGGGAGGCGGACAAAGCCCTTGCTCTCGTCAAGGTCCTCGACCTTGTGATTCGGGCGGGTGCCTTGCTCTCCCCACATCACCAGTGCATAGCTCATGCTGCGTTCTCCTCTTGGTCACCCTTGTTGATGAGATACAGAATGCGCCGGGCGACCTGCTTTGGCGGTTCCTGTTCGGTTGGGGCCTCGTCTCCCGGGTTGGGGTCGAGGGGTCCCGATGGGTCGATGGGCATGTCATCCCGGAGCCCGGCCTTGGCCTTGGCCCAGAAGATGGCGGCCGAGGTGGAGGGCGGATAGAACTTCTTGATTTTAATGCGGACAATTTCCCCATTGACGATGCGGATGTCCTCCTCCTCCCGCTCGTAGCCGGTGGCCTGTTTGTAGAGGGAATGGATAACCCGGGCGTTGGCCTTGTCCTCCGGGATGGAGAGGGCGGCGTCGAGTTCCGGGTGGGAGATGCACCACCGGCGGAAAGTGCGAGAGGTGATGCCGAGGAAGTCGGCAATCTCCTCCCGGGTCCATCCTCGGGCGGCGAGCTTCTGGCTCTGCCCCACAATCTCGGGCTTCCAGTCCGAGGGGCGGCCGGGTCCCTTGCGCTTGGCTGGGGCTGGGGCCTTTGCCTTCTTGGTGGGCTTGCGGGGCATCACTCGACCTGTGCGAGAGCCCCGGCGAGAGCGCCCTTGATGCGGATGTGCGAGGGCATGTGCTGCTTGGGGTGGTTGTTGACGAAGCGCATGGCCCGGCGAGCGGCGCGTTCGGCATCGGCGACGGAGGCGTAGCCGTACATACGGGCGACCTCCTCCTTGGTGGTGGGCTGCTTCTTGTTGGTGGTTGCGGTCATTTGTGCCTCCTTGGGCTATTGGGGTGTTGCTTCCACTTCACCCATGGCTTGGGTGTTACCATGGGGAGAGACTGCCGCCTCTCCATGACGGCGAGATAGTTCTCCATGTCCGGGTCTATGAGAGCCACGTCGGGCTCTGGGACCGATGCCCGGTCAAGTGCGATGATGGCGGCGGCGAGGAGTGCTGGGTGCGGAATGATGCGGTGCATGGGTGTCTGCCTCTGAGGCGTCAATGAATATCTGGGAAGCTGGAAAAAAGAAAGCCGCCTTTTGAGGGGCGGCCGAGTTCAGGGAGGAAACGAGGGGCGGCTGGCACCCTCGCAAACAGGCCGGAGTGAACCGGACCTGCCCCGACTATGTGGCCGGAGCCGCGGCGGTGTCAACCGCTGGGTGGCTCTGCTCATAGAGTTTTTCGCATAGAGCGTAGCCCTCAAGCTGCCAGAGGCCGCGGAAGGCGTCCTCGTAGGCATACCGCTTGCCGACCTCCGGGTCGAAGTTGGCCGGGCTCGCCGGTGCTGCCTTGCCCATCTGGAAAAACCCGTTTTTCATCTGGATGACGCAGATGGTGAGGTGGTCGATGTGGTGGTACGAGACCGAATTGATGCGGGCCTCGATGGATTCCTTGGTGACCTTGGGGGCGGTCTTAGTCGCCACCGTGGCCTGTGCCTGTTCGAGGGTGAGGGATGGTGTGTCCATGAGAAATACAGTCTCCATTGGGTTGCTGGGTACAAGAGCGGCGATGCAGCCCGGGGGAAGCGCGTTGCTCTCAATCACGCGAATCCCCATGATTTCGGTCTGCCGGTTCACGCAAGGGTGACCTTGGTGCCGTAGGTCTCGGAGAGGCGAGCCTCATAGCCCGCCACCTCTATCTCCATCCCGGCGGCGATGGCGTCGAGATATTCCAATTCGGTGAACACCCCCTTGGAGATAAGCAGGCGCACGAGCGAGCCGTGATCTGCAAGGGCTGTGTTGACGCCGACCCGGAGATGATTGGGCTGGGTCGGCCCGGGCTTTTCGTGCATCTCCATCACCACGCCGGATTGCATGGCGTGAGCGGCCTTGTGCCACCTGTCAGTGGCGGCCTGCTTTTTCTGTTCCTCGGTCATGTGATTCTCCTTGGGGTTAATCCACAAATCGGATGCACCGGTCGGCGACGGTCTCGATCACGGCCACGCCCCCCTTGCCGAGGGCGATGGTCTTGTCGCCGGTGATTTCAAAATAGAGGCCTTCCTCGTCTTTGCCGCGCTTGGTCCAGAGCATCTTGCCGATCACCAGCTTGCTATCGTTGAGGATGCTGGTGAGGGTTTCGAGGTCCGGCTGGGTACACTCGAACAAGAACCACACCGGTTGCCCTTGCGCGTTGCGGCGCTCGGAGGTGACGCGAAAGACGTTCATGGAGGGCCTCGAAAAGTTCCGCCCCGGCGTTTCTGGCTATCGGCCCGGGGCGGTGGGGTTCAGTTCAAGTGTTCAACGATGGCCGGAGCGGCGAGGAAGGCGGCGGCACCGGCGAGGAACTTGCGGCGGGGGAGGATGAGGTCGGTCACGGTGTTCTCCTATGCCTTGATGAGGCCCGAAAGCGCCTGCCGGACGGTGACATCGCCGACGGCCGCGCCATAGACAAGTTCCTGCATCTGCATCGCAGACCATGCCACCCTCCACTCGTTGCCCTCGTGACACGAGATGATGATGACCTTGTTGGGCTCATGCTCCATGGCCCGGGCGAGGAGGGCGAGCGGGTTGATCTTCGCGCCCGGGAGGTGTTCGACGGTCATTTGCCCTTCCTTCTGAGGATGTCGAGGGTGATGCCTTGGAGATGGTCCATCTCGTGCTGGAAGCACCGGAACTCCCAGCCAGTGAGGGAGACGAACCTGTCCTCGATTGGGCCGGTCTCGTAGATCACGCGGCCCGAGGCCGGGCGCTGCACCTTGGCCTTGAGGTTCGGGAAGGACAGGCAACTCTCCTCCTCGGTGACCATGGTGGGGTCGGTGCCGTACACCTTTGGGTTCACGGCAATCTCGATCTGCCCCCCCATGCGGAAGGCAAAAGCCCGGGCCATGAGGCCGATCTGGTTGGCGGCGAGGCCGAGAGCCCGGCCGCCTTGCGCGTCGGCGAGGGTGTCGTGGAGGTCCTGTAGCCCGGCCACATGCTCCGGGTTGTTCCAGTCGAAGGGCGGGCAGACCTGCCGGAGTTCCGGCGCGTTGTATTTGGGAATTATATAGATGACTCCCTTTTCCTTTCTGGTATCCCATGACATCCTCATATTGCACAAACTCGGCAACCGCCCGCCACCATGCGCTCGCGCGCCATGCGATTGAGACTAATTGTCGGGATATTGCCTTTCGCAAATTCGGCAAACAGGTCTTTCAGTGCTGTAGGCCAGCTATCCCGGCCTGGCGTTCTAAACGTGCCACCCATCTCCGCTTCAATGTCAACAGCTTCCATGGCCGCAGCGCGATAGTCGCGCCAAAACTCGAACCACTCGCCGACGCGCTGGTGATAGCATGTGCCGCAGTCGGTTCGGTCTGGACATATCACATCGAAGCGCCGCAGAGTTGCTTGAACTTCACCCTCGCCGTAGCCCATTTCCCGCAGCGGAAATCGCATGGTGACTCCCTGAATGTCGGCATAGGCCCCGCCAGCGCGACCCTCTTCATCAGCGCGAAGGCCGACATAGGAAACCACAGGACCAATCGCAGCCTGCTCAATCAGCATCTTGCGATACGGCTCAATTTTCAGAATGCGGGTGCAGAAGCGGGCGCGAAAATTGGGCAGCATCTTTTGCTGGCGGATCACACCTTGCAGAGTTCCAGCCATGATCGGAACGAGACGCCGCCCCAACCTTTCGCCAAGGTCATTCCAGTGTTTGAACATAGGCGGCAATTCGTCGCCAGTCGGGGTGCAGACGTAAACGTAAGGCACATCTGGGTTCTGCTCTTTCAGCAAAAGCGCAAGTGCCGTGCTATCGTGGCCACCCGACAAAGCGACAATATGCAGGGTTCCCTTGGCGTCGCGGGGGAACAAATCATTCATGGGATTTCTCCAGTTTGCGCTTTGTCTTTTTCCGCTTCTTGGCCGCGGGAGTAAAGTATATAATTCCCTTGTATTTCAGGATGGGCTTGATCGCCACGCTACTCTCCCAACACGAGGGCCTTGCCCTTCACTGTGATCTTGAGGCGCTGGACGTGGCGACCGATGGCCTCCAGAACGTCGGGGCTGGATTGGCGGCGCTGCCTCTCGTAGTCGATGAGGGCCGAGACGGAGACGCTCGCACCATCTGCGAACTCCTGCTGGCTGAGACCGAGCCAGCCGCGTAATGCGCGAAGCTGCCGGGCCGATGGAATGAACGGGCTTTTTGTCATGCGATACTCCCGTAAATGAAAATAGTTGAAAGCCTCGCTTTGTCAACTGGCCTTGGCATGTGACAACCTGCCACATTATCATGTGCGCGAATTTCGGCTAGATCATATGGCGAAAGGAGATGCCCATGGAAAACCAGATCGAATACTTCACCCGGCAGGGTAAGGCGGTTTCCAAGGTGTCCATCCTCAGCGGCAAGCCGTTCACCTTCGAGCCCCGGGTGTGTTCCCGGTGCGGAGGGGAAGGCGGTTCCGTCGCTTGGGCGCACACCGGTTATACCTGCTACGATTGCGACGGCAGCGGCAAGCACAAGAATGGCCCGCTCCGGGTTCCGCTCTACACCGCCGAGAAGCTGGCGAAGTTGAATGCCGCAGCCGAGAAGCGGCAGGCCAAGAAAGCGGCAGCCGCCGAGGTTGCCCGGCAGAAGGCCGAGGCCGAGGCAAAGGCCCGGGAGGGTGAGTTCCTCGCCAAGTTCGGCGGGCTCCTCGCCAAGGCCGCGCCCTACGCCGCCCGGTCGGGGTTTGTGGCCGACGTGATTGCCAAAGCCAAAGAACGGAACATGCTTTCGGAAAAGCAGGCCGAGGCCCTTGCCCGGGTGGTCGAGAAGATGGAGGCCGAGGATGCCCGGAAGGCGACCGCCGGATGGGTGGGCAAGGTGGGGGAGCGGCTCAAGAGCCTCAAGGTCAAGGTGGTGAAGCGGGCGGTCCTCGGAAAGGGAGACTATTACGAGCCCCTCTACTACATCGTCACCATGCACACCGAGGCCGGTGAGGCTCTGGTTTACAAGGGCGGGGCCTTCGGGCCGGAGCCCGGGGTGGAGCGGGTGATTGACGCCACCGTCAAGGAACACAACGAATACCAGGGCGAGAAGCAGACCATCGTTGCCCGGATTGTGAAGCACGAAATCAAGGAGGAGAACAATGTTTGACGCCATCCAGTGCGGCGACCGCGTGACCATCAAGACTCCGCACGGCAACGAATATGCCGGTCGTGCCTTCTTTTCTGGAGGCTCGCGCCCGGCGGTCGATGGCGGCAGGCTACCCTAAGCAGAAATGGGTTATCTTCTGCGAGGTTTTGATCGCCGCCGGTTTCCGGTTGAACCTCTATGAGGCGCGGCAAACGGAATCCAAATACATCACTGTCACCCGGAAGGGGGAGGAGCGGTCCTACAAGGTCCGGTTCTCCAGCCATCGCCCCAACATCCAGAAGGATGACCCGTGCGATTTCTTTGTTGGTTACTCCAGCCGAGGGATAACCACCACCGAGCAGGCGCTCGCTGCCGTGCGGGATTTTTTTGAAAAGGAGCCCGCCCGTGAAGCCTGCCCTAAATAGCCCCAAGACCTGCCGGGAGTGCGGAGGCGACGGCTACGTCCGCATAAACGAGGACCGGCCCGTCCGGCGGCGCTGGAGCGAGGCCGAGGGCTACACCCTCGGCAATACCAAGACCTGCCCTTGCTGCAAGGGCGAGGGCTACGAGCCGGAACCGGAGCCCGAGGAGGAATAGCCTGCGACATCCCGCCACATTATCGGTTCAATGTTTTTCGTTTAGATAATGAGGCGAAAGGAGACCCCAGATGTTCAAACGCTTGATGACCAAAGAGGACCGGGTGATGGCGCGGAAAGCCTTCATCCGGCCCGGCTGGGTGAAAGTCCAGCCCAAGGGCCTCGATGCTGAGTTCTACCTCTACGAGGCGGCTGGCAACTTCTACGCCGTGTGTTTCATCGGCAGCGCCGGGCGGCCCGCTTGGCACTACAGCTTTAAGAAACTCGCCTCCCGGGATGGCTACATCTCCCGGCAGATTGAGAGCCTCAAGTCCTCGGCAAAGTACAAAGCCGAGCGGAAAGCCTCCGCCTCCCAGCCCTGCAAGATCGAGGTGGGGACCATCCTCGTGACCTCTTGGGGCTACGACCAGACCAACCGGGAGTTCTTCAAGGTGATCGACAAGAAGGGCAAGCAAACCCTGATTGTGCAGGAGGTCGAGCAGATCAGCGCGAACACCGGCAACGAGCCTGCGATGACTGGCAAGAGCCTGCCGGGCGAGGCCTTCGCCAAGAACTCCAAGCCCTACACCATCCGGGTCAGCCACGGGAACCATGTGAAGATTGAGGGGCACTATGCCTCGGTCTGGGATGGCCTGCCGGTGAGTTGGACCGCCTACGCTTAACGAGAGGAGAGAGGCATGATCGACAAGACGCTCCAGAGCCCAGACCCCGACAAGACCAAGGCCATGCACGAGCGCATGAAGGCGCTGCCGGATGACCAGAAAATGCGCTTTGCAATCAACTGGAGAATCCCCCACTCCCTGTTCAATGTGGCCGCCCTCGTGTGGCCCGAGGAGGTCTATACCACCTTGCAGGGAATTGACTGGTACGCCATCCACAAGAGCCGCGACATGGGCAACTGGTCGCACGGTGGCCAGGTCATCGTGCAGGGGTTCCACCGGTGAGGTGGGCATTCACCGCCCTCGGCAAGCTGGTAAGGGCCGCCCCGGCGGCCCGCTCCGAGGTGCTGGCCCTGCCGGGCGGGTTGTTCCGGGCAAACGTCTGGACCCGCAAGGGGCAGTCCTCGGCAACATTCTATCACCCAGCCCACGCTCAAGAGTGGGCAGACTTCACCATGGAAGATGAACAATGAGCGCCAAAGAAATCCGGGACAAGATCACCGGCTACACGCGCAATCGGCAGCAAATGCGCCTTGCGAACCGCTACCTCTCCCGGGGCAATGATGCAGGGCTCCGGGAGATGGGGTTCACCGGCGAACAGATTGCCAAACTCAAGGAGCCGGACCTGCATGGCAAGACAGGGTTTCACCCGGACCTCATCCGCCGGGCGACCCAGCGCATCTATGAACTCAAGAAGCAACTGGCAGAGAGGAGCAAGACCAATGGCTAACACAATCCCGGAATGGGTGAAGGAGGGGGCCGAGGTTGTCGAACTCCCGCCGGACTTTGGCCGCGTGTGGGGCAGGGTCTTGAAGATTGGCAAGGTCCGCAAGAACGGGCTGTTCACATTGGAGGGGGATGACGGGCTCTATAGCGCCGGGCCGATTGGAGCCTCCCCCTGCAAGGGGAACTATGGGGCGAGGCACATCAAGCCCTACACAAACGAGGCAAAAGAGGAGGCAGAGAAGTCGTGGAAAGTAGCCGCCGCTCGGGACCGGCTTAGGCTGCACATGGAAAAACTCAACCGCGCCATCACCTATTGGGATGCCGATGTCATCCTTGCCGAGGCCGCCAAGCTGCCACCGGAGGAGGGGCCTTGACCAGCTTCATGAAAAAGACCTGCCCCCTCTGCCCGTTCTCCCGGAGAAAGACGCTCTGGCTTCACCCAGACCGGGCAGAGGAGTTCGCCTACATGGCGCAAAACCCCTACACCGATTTCCCCTGTCACAAGACCGCCGATTTAATCGAGAACGAGGAGACCGGCGAGTCTGGTTTTGTCCATGGGGCGAGGTCCAAGACCTGCCACGGGTTTTTAACCCTCCAGTGCAGCGAGAACGGGACCAAGCCCGAGGACTTTGAACCGGATGGCGATGGGTTCGAGGACGTTTACGAGATGATTGAACACCACGCCGAACACTATGCCGAGGAGGAGGAATAACCTTGAGAACCCTGATTGCCGCCGCTCTGGTAGCCGCCTACAGCCTTCCGGCCCTTGCCGAGGGGTGTGATACCCAGAACTGCACCGAGGCCTATAGGCGGCCTCTGGAGGCCCGGGAATTGTGCTTTGCCCAGAACTCCGCCCTCCGGGGGGTGATTGAGTTGCAGTCCTTGGAGATTGTCCGGCTCCGGGCCGAACTGGAGAAGGCCGCTCGCCCGGTCGCAAAAAAGAGGCCGGAGCGCTCGCGCACCGCCCTCCCCTGCAAGAAGGGCCGGACCCGGAACTCTGCCGGGGTGTGCGGGCGCTGGAACTAAAAGACCCCCGGCTCCCATCCTGAGCGAGAGGGAGGAGCCGAGGGTCCAGTGTTGTGAGGCAATCCCAACGCCCCGGCTTTTACCCCGGGGCTTTTGCTTACGTCAAGGCTGGGAGGTATGGTTTCCACTCCCACGCAATCAGGGTGCCGGTGAAGTCCTCGCCGTGGGTTTCGACCAGCCATTCGGCCATGTGGAGCGCGTTGTGAAACCCGTCGTTCTGGGCAAACGTGTCCATGGTCTCGCACCCCATGGAGCGCCCGGCAATCGACCAGATGAGGGGCCCACGCTTGGCGTATTGGCTTAGACCGGCTTGGAGGTTTCTTCCTCCTCGCAATCCGGCTTCTCCGGCGTCCGGTCGATGAACCGGGGTTTTTGGTGGCTGGCATCGGAGGTGGCCTTGCCACAATCACCGTTGACCCAATTGACGGTACAGCCGGGGCTGGCCGCCATGGCAGAGCCAGAGATCAAGGCGAGAGCGGCGATGGCCGCAAAGGTGGTTTTCATGGGTAGTCTCCTGTTAGATTGGGTTTCTAGGCTTAGTTCGTTTCGGTGCCGGTCGCCTCCCTCTCGGTGTCAATCTTCAATGGCTCACCTTGCTCCAAGTCTCTCGGCCCGAGCAATGCGGCAACTTGTCGCCTGCGCCGCTCGATTGCTTCCGGGGGCATGGCCTGCCTCTCCCTCTCCTCCTCGGCACGGCGCTCGTGTTCCTTCAAGGTCCATCTCGCTCGGGATAGGAGGGAGAGCCGCTTGCGGCGCTCGGCCTCCAGCGCTTCCTTCACGTCCGCAAGGGAGACCGCATATTTGAGCCGGGTGGGCAGGCCATCGACCGGGCTGCATATTGCTTTGACGAACTCGGGGTCATAGGCCGAGAGCAATGCGGCAAGGCCGGTGGCAAAGACCTCCGGGTCATTGAACGCCTTAGCGGGGAACAATCCCATCAAGGTCCGGGCCGAGGCCGAGGCAAGGGCCGGGCTGGTAGTCGCATCTCCCCGGGCCTCGATGGCGGCAATCAGGTCTGCCGCCTCAGTAGGCGAGACCAGAGGGGTTCGGCTGTTCAAGTCCGCCGGAGCCATCATCCGGGTCACGATGCGCGCCAATCTTTCTTTCGAGGTTGTCGAAAGCGGCTGCCATTGCTGACTGGTGAGTTGGTTTGCCATGGTGTCTCCTCTCGGCAAAGCGGCGGATGGAATTGCGGAAGGTGGCTTGCCAGTCCAGCTTGCAGCCCTTGGCTCCGGGGACCCCGGCCCAATAGTCGCGGAACTCTTGGAGGGCCTGTTTCCAATCCCGGTTTGAGAACTTGAGCTCCCGAGCCGTCGCCTCGCTGGCCTCGTCTGGGACAAAATCGGCAGGGAGCCGGGTGCCCCTCGCGCGCGTAGTCACCTCCTTCTTACCTTCCTCAATACCTACTTGAGAAAGGGTATTATCTTTAGGGGGTGTGGGGGAAAACGTCACGGGCTCCGTCACGGGCTCCGTGACAATCGTGACGGGTTCCGTGACGGATTGAGGGGGCTGCTCGACCGCCTCCAGCTTCTTCTTTTCCCTATATTTTCGGGCTCTTTCCGCTGGGGTCATGGGTGAGTTTGCGCCCGCCTCCGTCACGGGCGTCGTGACGGTCCCGCGTGACGCATCACGCTCCTCTATTATTTCCGTCACGAGCAGTAACGCCTCGGGCGTGAGCCCGATTTCAATAAGGCGTTTCATCTCGGAGGAGGAGAGGCCCATGTTCAACGTCTCCTCAAATCACCTTGGGGACCATCGAACTTTGCACTCTCATCTCCCCAAACCTCATTGCCTGGCCACGACTCCCGGGCGAACAACTCACACCGGAAGGCGCGGGGCGTCAAGGCCTCGACCATGGCCCTCATCTCCGGGGGCTTGCGAGAGTGTTCCCGGGCGACCGCATCGAGAACATTCAGGATGTTGCGGGGCTGCCCTTGTGGCTCGCCAATGCGCCCCACGAGGAAGGGCTCGCATCCCGAGCGCAGGGTGTAGCCGGTGCCCCAGCGAATTTTGCCGTAGGGTGTGCGCTTTATCCACGAGCCGCCGGTCACGTACTTGAAGCCCCACGCATCCATAAGGCGGATGGCGAAGGGCAGGCGCGGCCATATGGCCCACATGACGAGGAGGCAATCTCCTCCGGCCAACTGCCCCACCGGAAGGGCGAGGAGGGTCTCGTCTGTCATGGTCTGGTAGTGCGCCTCCGGGCTTTTGCCGTAGCCCTTCTCGGAGCGCATCTTGTAGGACCAAGGTGGGTCTGCGAGGATGGCTCCGTACTTGAGCGGGGTGAGGTGGCCGAAAGGCCAATCAGTTTGCATTGAGGCTTTCCCCGGCCCGCTCTTTGCGCTTGCGGACAAACTGCGCATGGCTCGAGAACATGGCATTCCAGAGTTCATCCGGCAGGCCTTGCGAGAATATCTGCTCGCCATCGACCTCCAGAATGAGGTGGATTTTGTCGCAGTCCGAGCACAAGCCTACAAAGACTTGCAGGTCCACGGTGTCCTTGTTTCCTTCACGCATTGCCCGGCTCCTTGAGATAGACCTCGACCCACTCGGCAATGAGCCGAGATGCCGATACTCGGCGTTGATTGGCAATCCTCTGGACTCGCCGCCATGTGTTTGCCGGGAGCCGGACGGGCGTGACCACCCGGCCACCCTCGTCTGAAATCTTCGCTTGAGGTATGCGCTTGAGGGGCTTTGTCATTCCGTCCTCCGTATCATTTCGAGGAATGGGTCAGCGTCCCACTTGTGCGGGATAAGCTGTAGGGTGGCGATGTAGGTTGTAACCCCGGGGCGCTCCGGCTCCCGCCGCGCGTCGATTCTCACCCAATCGTGGCGCGACAATTCCTCCGCCATGGTTCGGAAAATGGCGTAGCGGGTATGTTTGAGAACCTCAAACTCGGCCTGCGCCATGAGCTTGCGGTCGGGGGTGGAATGGAAAGCCCCGATGGACTTGTTTTGCTCCCGTGGGATGACGGCGTAACCGTGCCGGGCGAGGAGCGCCTTGGCCCTCTGCAATTCCTCGTTCATTTGTTTAGCCTCACAAAGTCGTCATGCTTCTTTTCCGCCTCTCGGAACAGGCGGCCTTGAAGGGTGTGGAATGTCGGGTCGATAGTGCAGACCCCGAAAGTCATGATGCCCAGCGCGTCCGCGATGTCATCGCTCTCAATGAGCCAGCCTCGCTTGTGACACTGTGCAACTGCCGTGTCCTTCAACTCCTTCCTCCAAAGCGGCTTGCTCATCCCCTCGGGCTTCTTGAGTGCCCCGAGGAAAAGCCGCCGCCAGTCAAGCGGAGAAACCGACTGGAACTCGACCGGGCTCCCGCGCCGGGTAAGAAGATGGGCCACAATGGCCGCCTGTCCAATCTGACCGATTGTCGCAACCATCTGTGTTAGGGTTTCGTGGTGGTCTCTGGAAGATGGGTCTATGGCAAATCTAGTGTCCTCCACAAACAGGTGGGTAATTTTTTTCTCTGTGCAAAGTTTGCCGAGCCACTCGAACCACTCCCAGAGATAGCGGCCCTCACTATCTCCCCATGGAGGCAGGACGTGCAGCCCCCATGTTGGGGTGGCGCTTCCCTGTTGGTAATGAGCCCATCCCGTCTTTTGCATAGACTGGTCTAGGGCAAGGACTGAATAACTCATTGGGGGTGGAACTCTCCATGCAAGGACTGACGAAGGGAAACCGACAGCCGTTTGGCTTCTGCAAGCGAACACGCATACACGTTGACCGTTTTGCGGTCTGCGTTGACCGTTACCCGCCACGGTTTTTTGCGCCGCCCCGGCATGAACCGAATGCCGCGCCCATACTTGGATTTCAGCCTTTGAGTGTTTTGGCTATTCTGCGCATGGGTCGCTTCACGCAGGTTGTCGAGGACATTGTTGGCGGGGTTTCTGTCTTTGTGGTCAATCTGATTTTTGGGCCACTCTCCAGTGACATAAAGCCAAGCGAGACGATGGGCGAGGTAAATCCTACCTCTCACATAGACCTGAACCGCGCCCTTTTTTGAAAGACAGCCAGCAGGCTTGCCGGAGTGCTTGCCGGTGAGGCGGATGAAAACCCCGGTCTCAGGGTCATATGACAGGAGAGACCGGAGTTCTGTTGCGGTAAGCGGGCGAGGGGTCAATTGACCGTGGCCCCTTCCGTTTCATCCTCCTGCTCGGTCTCCTTGACCTTGGCGCGGGGCTTGGCCTTTGCCTTCTCCTCGGCGGCCTTGGCCTTGAGCGCCTCTTTCCGGTCCTCCATGAACCGGCCCAGCCGCTCCACCCCCTTGTGGAAGCCCTTCATCCGGGCCTTGCCGATGGGGTTGGTGGTATCGTAGCGGTCCCCGGTGTTCTTGTTCCCCTCAAGGGCGTCGTAATAGCCCTCGTTTTCGGCGGCCTTGATGGCGTCCTCCTCCTCGTCTGCATGGACGAAAAGGTCGCCCTGCTTCACGCCGGGGGCGAGGCCCATCCACGAGGCATAGGTGGCCTTGCGGAGGATGGTGTCCTTGACGGTCTCCGGCTCCTGCTCTCGCATGGCGATCATTTCATCGAGGTCGCGGAGGTTGATGCCAGCATCTTGAGCCTCGCGCCGGGCGGCCTTGAGCGGTTTCTTGGCGGCCTCAACCGCCGCCTTGGCCTTGGCGATTCGCCCGAGGTGAATGCGGAAGATGTCGCCGGTGAGCATGTTTGCCCCCGCCGGTAGTTCGGTTTTCGACAGGTCTTTCAGGACATGGGGCTTCTTGAGACGTGCAGATTTGACCACGGAATTGACCTCCATTGTGGTGAGTGTGAACCCGGGCAGGGTATGCCCGCGACAATTTGCCGTCAACGATTTTCGGTTTGCCGTGCTATTTTTTCGGGTATGGTCCAACACCTCAAGAAAGGAACCCCATGACCGCCTCACCGGAAAAGATTGAAGATGGCATCTATTTTGGAATGCCCGCCGCCACCTACCACGCCGCGCCCCATGCTGGCTCCAGCAGCATCAAACAGCTTTACTCCAGCCCGCCGGACTACTGGTTCGACTCGGCAATGAACCCGCTCCGGGAGCCGGAGGAGGAGAGTTTCGCCCTCCAGTTCGGCGCGGCCCTCCATGACCGCATTCTCTACGGCGAGGAGTATTTCAAGAAGCACTACCAGCCCATCCCCGGCGGAACCAAGTCGGGCGAGGTCTCGGCCGATGAACTCAAGACATGGCTTGCCGAGCAAGGGTGCAAGCCCGCCAAGTCGAAGGCTGACAACGAGCGCATGGTGAAGGAGCAATTCGGCGTGACCCTCGTGGCCGAGAAGCAGTTCGAGAAGATCATGGTCTCGGCCCAGATGATTACCAAGAACCCGAACCTTGCCTCGGCTTTCATCGGCGGCTTCCCGGAGGTCTCGATCTTCTGGCACGAGGATGGCGTCCCCTGCAAATGCCGCCTCGACTACATGAAGATGGCGGCCACGGTGGACCTCAAGAGCTTCCGCTCCAAGGAGCGCATCCGCACCCTTGACGAGACCATCCTGCAAGACCTGTTCAACTATCGCTATGACATGCAGATGGCCCACTACACCGCGGGCCGGGAAGCTGCCCGGGCGCTGTTCGACGGGGGCAAGGTGTTCGTCGTGGACGGGGCCGCCCGGCCGGATGACGCTTGGCTCAAGAAGGCCCTCGCCTCGGTGCCGCATTGGGTGTTCGTGTTCTACAAGGCCGACGGGGCTCCCATCTCCAAGAGCTACCAAATCCCCTACGGGAGCCCGGCCCACGAGACCGGCAAGTTTGCCCGGGGCCTCGCCATCACCCACTACCGGGACAACTTCGAGAAGTTCGGCACCGACCCATGGGTCAACATGGACGAGCCGTTCCAGATCGCCGAGGAAGATGTCCCCAAGTGGCTGTGACACTCGACCACATGGACAACCGCCGGGGGCTTTGAGAGCCTCCGGTCAATCTTTTAGTCAATTTTCGAGGAGATTTTAGTATGGCTGCAACCAAGGAAAAGCCCCAGACCATGAACCCCGCCCCGGAAATCGCCCCGGGCAATGTGCCCGCGCTGGCAACCGGGCAGAAGGTGGGACAGCACCTCAGCCTTTATGCCGGGCGCGTCATGCCCGCCACCTTTGGCGAGGTGATCGAGTTCTCGCAGATGATGTGCAAGGGTGGCCTATCCATCCCGGCCCATCTCCGCAACAATCCCGGGGCCTGCCTCCGGGTGGTGCAGCAGTCCATGGCTTGGGAGATGGACCCTTGGGCCGTGGCCTCCAAGACCTACAGCGTCAACGACATCCTCGCCTTTGAGGCGCAACTGGTCTCCGCCGTCATCAAGCGGTGGGCTCCCATCAAGGAGAAGGTCATCCCCTACAAGTTCACCGGCGAGGGCGGGGAACTGCAATGCTCCATCACCGTGCATCACGCCGAGACCGGCGAGGTGATCGAATACACCTCTCCGAAAAAGAAGGAGATTACCCCCCAGAACTCGCCCCTCTGGAAGTCGGACCCCCAGCAGCAGCTTTCCTACTACACCATCCGCGCCTTGGCTCGGCGTCACTTCCCGGAAATCCTCCTCGGCGTCTATGACCGGGAGGAGGTCATGGCGATGAAGGACATCACGCCGGAGAAGGGCGTGACCAACTTCCTGAATGACGAGAACGCCGAGGAACACCAGCCGGAGGAGCCCAAGGAGGCGGCCGTCGAGGGCGAGGTCCTGCCGCCTGCCGAAGGGCAGAATGACGAGCGGAAATACAAGCCCGGCGACGAGGTGACCATCGTGCCGCCCGAGACCCAAGCGGCCAACATGCTCAAGTATATCAGGCAGGAGACGAGCGCGAAGGCGTTGGAGGAGTGGGGCCGCCTCAACCGTCCCGACATCGGCAAGCTGCCGGATGCCATCCGCAAGGAGGTCAACGAGGCCTATGACCTGAAACTTGACGAGTTGGATTTTTGATGCGGGCGGCGGCGGTCATCTTGTGCGGTGTCCTCTTGGCCTCTTGCGAGGAGAGCGCCCCGCCTAAACCTCTTTCTGCCTGTGAGCGCGAGAGGCAAGACGAGATGGCGCGGTGTGGCCTCTACCTCGCCATCGGCTACAGGATGATGTGGGCTCTCTGCATGAACCAAGCGAACCACGAGTGCCCGGAGGACAAGCGATGACCCGGCCCAAGGTCCCTAAACACAAGAGGATGAAGCCGAGCGGCAAGGAGCCCTCGCACCTCGACCTCATCCGGCAACTGCCGTGCCTACTCTCGGGGAGGCCCGCTGAGGCGGCCCATATCCGCTACGCTGATTCCGCCCATGGGAAGGCGATAACGGGTATGGGCCGCAAGCCGGAGGACAAGTGGACCGTGCCCCTCTGCCCGGAACTGCACCGGCTCCTCAAGGGATGCCAGCACGACTCCGACGAGGTGGCATGGTGGGCGCAATTCCGCATTGACCCGCTCGCCGTGGCGAAGGAACTGCACGGCAAGAACCTCGTGATGATGCGCC